CGGGGCGGAAACGTGGCTCGGCCAAACGCTGCGCCAGCTTCGGTCGCTGACGGATCGCCCGATCGTGGTTCGTGACAAGGAGAGCAAGAAGCCGCTGCAGGACGACCTTCGCGGCGCGCATTGCCTAGTTGCGCACGGATCGATGGCAGCGGTCGAGTCGGTCATTCTCGGGTGCCCCGTCTTCGTGCATCCCGACAGTGCGGCGGCCCTGGTCGGTCGAACCGATCTGAGCAAGATCGAAGATCCGATCTATCCAGACCGGATGGCGTGGCTGCACTCGCTTGCATATTGCCAATTCTCCGAACCGGAGCTGATCGACGGCACGCTTTGGAGATTGATCGAATGAACTACGGGCACCACCATCATCACGTACACGGGCGGCTCTATTTGATCACGCCGCCGACAGAAGACGTTGTCACCCTCGATGAAGCGAAAGCATTTCTCCGGGAGACAACCAACGACAATGATGCGCTGATCACGGCGCTAACCGCAGCGGCAGTAAGCACGATCGATCCGGTTTCGGGCGGATGGCTCGGTCGCTCATTGCGGCCGGCGACGTGGGAGTTGAGGTTGCCGTCGTTTGGCGCGCACACGCATCTCGGATTTTACCATCACTATTACGATACGGGTGCCCATCCTGTCGGCCTCGAAATCGGCTTGCCCTATCCGCCTCTGATCTCCGTCGACAGCGTCAAATACGATGACGGCGACGGAGTTGAGCAAACATTGACGGCAGATACAGACTACCGAGTTTTCGGAATTGGATCTGCGCGACAAGCGCGCGTCGAGCCGGCCTTCCAAGGATCTTGGCCCACAGGAGCACGGTTTGACGACGAGGCGGTGCGCATTCGCTTCACGGCGGGCTACGCGACGGCGGCACCAGACCCACTTCCCGGCGCGATCAAGCAGGCAGTCTTTCTGATGGTCAAAGCGCTCATGGATTTGAGCGCGCGCAATCTCTTCATCAGCGCCGAGTCGGTGGAGGGCGTCGGCTCGCGCAATTTCGTCGTGACCGAAAACGGCGCGATGATCATGCGGGATACCGGCGAAAACCTCTTACAGACTTTCCGGGTGTACGAATGAGAATGATCCGCAACGCACTCGCCGCCGTCGCCGTCTGCATCGCAGCAGCGGCAAGCGCGGCGCCCGCAGGGCTGTACAATCTCGGCGACAGCGCGATCACAGTGGCATTGACGGCGCAGGTGATCACATCAGGCGTGTCCTCTCAAGGCGTGGCCCAGGCATTTATCTCGAAACTCGAAGGCTCGAGCGCCGCAACGATCCAGGCAAATTTCACTTACGGCTCGGGCGGCACGACATTGAAGGTCGACATTGAGACTTCGCTTGATCAGGGGACGACATGGGTTCCGATTTGCCGTTTTGCGTTCACTACGGCGAGCGCAGAGAAGGTCGCGAACGTCTCGGGCATGACGCCGAAGATCGCAGCATATACGCCCGTGACACTTTCCGACGACGTCTGCGTGGACGGCATTCTCGGAGATCGAGTCCGGGCGAAGGTGACATCGACGGGTACTTACGCGGGAAACACCAGCATCAGCGTGCGCGCGGCAGTTAGATGAGCAGCGATTGGTGGCAGACATATCGCGATCTGTGCCGCCAGCCATTGACGGTAAAGCGCTACACAGGCTCCGGGGTCAATCGGCCAAGCTTCGAGACGGCGATCCGCGGCAATGCCCGCCAGTTTTCGTCTGCCGAACTGCTCGCCGATATTCGACAGGGCGACTATCAAGTCATCTTGCTCATGGAAGATTTGATCGCACAGCAATTCGCGCTGCCGGTAACGAGCGCCGACAAGATCATAGTCGACGGCAAGGAAATATCCGTGATCATGGCGAAGATGCGGAAGGACCTCGACGGCAATCAGGTCGCGTATGAATGCCAGTGCAGGGGTTAATTGGCCGCGCTGGTCTGGCGAAACGGCAATCGTCGTCGGCACGGGTCCCAGCGCTTCCTTTGACTCCCTGGAGCCGCTTCGCGACAAAGTTCGTGTAATCGCGATTAAGACATCGTGGCTTCTCGTTCCGTGGGCGGACGTACTCTACGGCTCCGACCGAGGATGGTGGATTGCGAACCGCGGGGCAGTGGAGTTCAGCGGGTTCAAGGCTTCGGCATCGCCGAGCGCCTGCAGGGCATACAAGCTCCGCCAGACCACGCCGAAGCTTGGAGCCAAAATCCTGACGGGCGAAACGGGAGTGGTCGGGTCCGGCCTCAAAAACGGCGACGGACATTCCGGGTTTCAGGCTATCAATCTGGCGGTGCAGTTCGGGGCGAATCGTGTCGTCCTGTTCGGTTTCGATATGACGCTCGCAAATGGAGCGCGCTGGCACAGCGACACGCGCGGCGTTGGAAAGCTTAATAGTGTCCGGGTTGAGCAATGGCGCGAATGTCTCGACGCCTGCGCATCGCAGTTCGAGCAACTCGGTGTCGAGGTTCTGAACGCAAGTGTCCACTCGGCGCTGACGGCATATCGAAAGGTGGCATTCAATGAGCTTGTTGATCTCGTTTCTTTATCTGCTACTGCATATCGCAATCATCCTTCTGGTCGCGTTTGGGATTGTATGGCTGGTTAAGCTGGTTTTCGGTATCACAATCGACGGCGACGTCTACAAATGGGGCAAGATCGTCGTCGGCCTTCTGATCGTGATCGCGATCGTGGTCTGGATTGCCAGCGTCCTTGGCGGTTATAGCTACGGTTTCGTGCCGTGGGCCTTGAGGTAACAGCGGAGCCGATTGACCGCGACATCGAACTGTCGCTGACGGAAGCCTCGCCGCAACAGCAATCGGCGATCGTGTCTCAGTTCGCGTCCGAGCAAATTGCAGAGGCACTCAAGGCCGATCAGCAGGCCCTCGGCCAGCCTCCCCGTTACACGATCACGATAGACGGCCACGCCAATGCAGCGCTCGAGACGGCGCGCGCGGACTCGACGATCACGGTCGAGTTCCAGCTATTCAACGACGTCCTGACATGGATTGACGACCAGCTGATACAGCACTCGCCTGTCGGGCAAGCTCACGATCCACATCCCGGCCTCTACCAGAAATCCCATGAACTTCTTGCTGATGGCGTTTTGACGGATCCTCAGGGCGTGGTCCCTTATGCGGAAGAGTATGTGTTCGTAAATACCGCGCCGTACGCGCGGAAAATCGAAACCGGGGAGTCATCTCAGGCTCCCGATGGCGTCTATCAAGCGGTCGCGGTTCTTGCAGCCAGGCGCTTCGGAAACATCGCGAAAATAACGTTCGAGTACCGCGCGCCTGTCGAAGCTGCAGCCGGCGGAGCCCGCAACCTTTTCAACCCTGCCGTCGTCGTCAAGACCCGCGGAGGCTGACCATGCCGAGTGCGGCTGTCGAAGCGGCGTTTCAGGCCAGGCTCGCCGCGTATTGGTCGCAGACGCCGATCATCTCCGAAGGCCCGCATGATCCGCCGGCGAGCGCCAACGCGTTCCTTGTGGTCCAATATCCCGTCCAGAGCGCAACCAAGCCGGTGCTGCAACGGGTCTACTTCGAGGAGGGCGCGGCTCGGATGGTCCTAAATGTCAGGACCGGCATCGGCCTGCCCTATGCCCTCGGGCTCGCGGACAGCCTCGCCGCCCTGTTCAGGACCGTGACGTTCGACGGAGTCGAGACGTTCGCGCCGTCCGCCCCGATCATCAACGATCAAAATGACGACGGCAATTGGTTCGAGATCGCCGTCATCGTCCCTTACTCGTATCAGTTCAACGGCTGACAATAGGAGCACCGCGCTATGGGCGACATCAAAACAGCATCAGGCTCTAAGCTCTATATTGGGCCGGCCGTCACGTCTGCGACTGACACGCTCGCCGAGTTTCGATCGATTACTGCGTGGGTCGAGATCGGATTGATCGAGAACATGGGCGAAATAGGCGATGAGGCGACCGCAGTTACGGGAGCTGCGATCGGAGACAGTCGAATCCGCAAGGCAAAGGGTGCGCGGGACGCCGGGACAATGTCCATTGTCTGCTTCCACGATCCCGAGGATCTAGGGCAGATCGCCGCCATCGCCGCTGCCGATGATCAAACTAACGCCAACTACTCATTCAAGCTGACGCTCAACGATGCCCCTACGGGCCAAATCGGAAGCATTGAATATTTCCGCGCGCTCGTGATGGGCGAGCGCCTGAACGTGGGCACGAATGACAACATCATGCGGCGAACTTTCAATCTCGCTGTCAACTCTGCGGTCGTCGTAGACCCGTCGACCTGACCGCGCCCGCAGCGATAGCGGGGCAGTCGGTGGCGGCGCGGCGTTGTGCATCCTCCCTCGCCGCGCCGCTCAATACATGGGAGGGCAATTGAGGATGACGTTCCATGAGGATGGACGATCTAAAGGTCGATATCGGCAGGCTTGAAGACGGCGATTGGGTTGACGGCATTCCGGAGATGGGCGCGCTCCGATTAAAGACGCGCGGCATTGGCAACAAGCAGTGGCGAAAGCTGCAGGCGAAATTAAATGCCGCCACGCCGCGGAACAAGCGTGACGATCCGGACGAGATGGAGCGGATACTCGCGACTCTCATCCGCGATACGGCGCTTCTCGATTGGGATGGTATCGAAGGACCGGACGGCAAGCCTCTGCCTTTCTCGAAAGACCAAGCGAACGAATATCTGACTAATCCTGAGTACGATCGCAAATTTTTCAACGCAGCGGTCTACGCAGCATCGGTGGTCGCGGACAAGAACAAGATTGCGATCGAGGAAGACGCAAAAAACTCATAGCCGCGTTCCGCTGGTACGACCAATGGGGCGCGGCGGTTGCGACCTCGGTGAAGCTGATCGAGTTGGGCCGCGAGCCGCTTGCCCAATTTTACGAGCAGCCAGATATTCCAGCTCACCTGGAAATGTATTGGCGAGCTTTCGAGGATCTGACGACCGAACGGCAAATTGGCATGGCGATCGGCCCCATTCCGAGATCGAGAGTAAGGGCCTATGCCCGCGATGAGTTAGACCTCGGCGAGGACGCTTTCGAACTCTTCTGCGGCGTAATTGAGAGAATGGACGCGGACTTCGTGAAGCGCGCTAATGCTCCGAAGCAGCAGCCGAGCGACGGATCGCCGGTCAGATCGACAGCTTCGCCAGAAGATGGCAAGTCGGTGGCGAAAATACTCGACAGCGTCGCCAAAAAACCGAATAGGCCGATGAAACGAAAGCCCGCAAATGCCTGATGTCGTCCGCACGCTCACGATCCGCTCAAAGACCGA